GTTTTAATTGTAAAGAACCAGATATGATTGATATTAAACATCCTAAATGTATTGTATGTAAATTAAAAATACCAAATTTTGGATTACAAAATGATAAAATTGCTAAATATTGTGCTACTTGTAAAGAACCAGATATGATTAATATTATAAGTCCTAGATGTAAATCCGAATGGTGCAATACGCTTATTACTAATAAATATGATGGATATTGTTGTTATTGTTTTATGCATTTATTTCCTGATAAACAGGTATCAAGAAATTATAAAACAAAAGAAAAATATGTTATAGATTATATTAAAGAACATTTTAAAGAAATTGATATTATTACAGATAAGCAAATACATGGAGGATGTTCAAGAAGAAGACCTGATATATTAATTGATTTAGGTTATCAAATTATTATAGTTGAAATTGATGAAAATCAACATATTAATTATGATTGTTCATGTGAAAATAAAAGAATAATGGAATTATCACAAGATGTAGATCATAGACATATAATATTTATTAGATTTAATCCAGATGATTATAAAACAAATTTAAAAAATATAACTTCATGTTGGGGATTAAATAAAAAAGGTATATGCACTATAAAAAAATGTAAGCAAGAAGAATGGAACGAACGATTAATAATATTAAAAGAACAAATTAATTATTGGTTAATAAATAAAACATCAAAATTAATAGAAATAATACAATTATTTTATGATACATAATACAATTAAGCAAACTTATGAATCAAATAAGAATTTAAAAATAATAATAATTGGGTTAAATGGACATCAGTAAAGACAAATCAAATTTATTATAGATATTATAATATTTATTCAAATAATGAATTAATGGATGAGATTATAAGATTAAAACCAGAATTTAAAATAAAAAAATATGGATATGAAAAAGGCAATTATTATATTATTTTAGAGAAATAATTCCCTTTTTCTTATAGAGTTATTACACATAATTTATTAAAAGATATTAAAAGATATTAAAAGATATTAAAAGATATTAAAAGATATTAAAAGATATTAAAAGATATTCATAATAAATCTTTAAATCAATTTTAAGGATTTTAAATATAAATAAAAATTGATTTATGAGTAATATAAAATATCATTATTATAATGGAAATTGATTTAAAAAAACTCAATGAAGATGAATTAATTCAAATATGTATAGATAAAGGAATTACTTATCAAAATTTAAAAACAAAAAAACCTTATGCAAAAACAACTCTTATATCTTATATTAAAAAATTTAATAAAGAAGAAGAAATTAAGGAAGAAATTAAAGAAGAAGAAATTAAAGAAGTTATTGAATATAAGAATGAAATCATTTGGAAATTAACAGATGAAGATAAAAAAAGAAATGATGAATATAATGAAATTGAACAAAAATTAATTTCATGTATTAAATCGTGCCACGATATTTTATATTCAAATGGTTCAATTACTGGTTTAAAAGCTAGTAATGATATTATTAAAATTATAATTTGCAGATTATTCAATGTTATATATAAAAAAGATGAAATAAAACAAATTATTTTAAGTAAAATATCAAAAGAAGATATTGATGAAAATGAGAAATATTTAATTGATATTAGAGAATTTTGCAAAGTTTCTAATAATGAAGGAAATATTGATAATTTTATAAAATTATTTATTCATGATATAATTATTCCAATTTTTCCAAATATTTTTAATGGAGATGATATTTTATTTAATACAAGAGATTATCCTGTAAATCTTAGTAAAATTATTAATAAAATTTGTGATTTGATTAATATTGATACAGATGATTATCATTTATTTATTAATTTATTCGCTGAAACTGGTGGAAATATGTATGAATATTTCACAAATTCATATGGTAAAGGTTCAACGTCAAAAGAACTAGGACAATTCTTCACACCATTCAAACTTATCAATCTTATTTTATATAATATTAAAGATTTAATTGAAATTGATAATGATTATACTTTATATGATCCGTGTTGTGGTTCAGGTGGATTATTGAATAGAACTGCATCTTTTCTAAAAATTAATAGAAATAATATTTATGGATGCGAGATTGAATCAGATACAACTAAATATGCATTAGCATCATTATTAGTAAATAATAATTCTTTAAAAATAAATATTTTAAATAAATGTTCTTTAACTAATAATAATTATTTATTTGAAAATAAGAAATTTGATTTAATTTTAACTAATCCACCATTTGGAACAAAAATGATTTATAAAGAATTAGAAATAAGATTTAATGATTATAAAAATAATAATTATAAAGAGTTAGAAATAAAATTTCAAGATATATATCCTATTAATACTAATAATGGAGCATGTCTATTTATTCAACATGTCATTTATATGTTAAAAGATAATGGAATTTGTGGCATTGTTTTACCTGATGGGAATGAATTAACAAGTAATGGTTATTATAATATCAGGAAATATTTAATTAATAATTGTAAAATTATTAAAGTAATTAATGTAAGTGGAGGAACATTCGGTTCAACAGGTGTTAAAACAAAAGTTATTATTTTTAAGAAACAAAAAGGAATAGAAAATGATAAAAATATTGATTTTCTAGAAATTAATAAAAATTGCGATGAACTTAAATTAATAGCAACAACTAATTTAGATAATAATTATAGTTTTAGATTAAAAGTTAATCAAGACTTTATTTTAAAAAAAGATGATTATGAATTAATTGAATTCTGTCAAATGTTTGATTTAATTAAAGGTTCAATACAATCATCAAAAGTTGTTGAAGACCCTAATGGTAATGGTGTATTTATTAGCAAAGCAGAAATTACAGAAGACACAAGAAAAATTAAATATGAATATTATAATACAAATGCGTTATATATAGCTCAAGCATTTAATGGCAATGGCAAATGTCCTATTCGATATTATAAAAATAATAGTATTCATAGTAATTTATTATATCATATTAAAATTAAAAATAATTATAATGATAAAATAAATATTAAATATATTTATTATTATTTATTAGAAAAACAAAATTATATTGAGGAAAATTATCAATTAGGATGTGCAAATAAATCATTAGATGTAGAAGAATTTAATTTAATGAAAATACCAATACCATCAATTGGAATTCAAAATAAAAAAGTTGATGATATTGATAAATTAGAAGCTTCTATTGAAACTATAAAATTAAGAACAGAACAAATTAAACACGAACAAAATTATATTCTTAATTCAATACTTTCAACAGATATTAATAATATTCAATATAAAACTTTGGGTGAAATATTTATTTTAAATGGTAATGGTTCTACTAATTCTAAAGATATTACTAATTCTGGCGAATATCCATTTTATAGAGCATCTTGCAATAATCCGAGTGGAACACATTGTAATTATGATTTTGATGGTAAAGAATATTTATTAATTATTAAATCAGGAGGATGTGCAAATAAACCAATTAGTGCTGATTATGGAATTGGTAAAGTATTTATTGTTAATGGTAAATGTGCTGCTAATATTGCAGTATTTCAATTGCTATTAAAAAATAATGAAATATATAATATTAAATATTTATATTATTATTTAATTTATATTCAATCAAAAATTCAAGAATTAGCATTATATTGCACAAATAATGGAAATATAGATATGAAAGAATTAATGAATTTAAAAATACCAATACCAACAATTGAAAAACAAAAAGAGATTATTGATATTCTAGATGGAATTAATAATAGAATAAATGAAGATATTAAATATATTGAAGTATTGAGAAAATTAATATCCAAATCAATATGAATAATAATCTGATCTTTTGCCCCCATAAAATATCCATAAATTCATTTTTGGTATTTTTTCATCATTCTCAATTAAATATTTTAATTTTTCTAAATCATCTATTATATAATTTATTATGAAATAATCATCATAACTTTTAATGACTTCAATACATTCATTTTTGTTATAATAATAAGGGCATTCACTCTCATTATTATATGTATCTCTAAAATTAAAACTATCGTTTTCCAATAATTCATTTATATCTGGTAAATTAATATTTTTATTTTTTTTTGAATATAAATTATAATCTTCAATAGTATGAATATTATTTCTTTTGAGTTGTATTATTACTTTTGAAATTGTCCAATCATTTGCTTTAGCTATAATATTATGTTTCATTGTATTTATTGATGATTTAACATCAATGTCTTCTATAATATGATATGAATTATCATCCATAATTAATTGAATTTCATTTTCTATTTTCAATTCTTTATTAGTTTCTAAAACTAATTTATAACTTTTAATATTATCATAATCTAATTCAATATCTATTAATAAATATTTTAATACATTCTCAATTTTCTTATAATTACGTCCAATATCATTATTAGAATTTGTAGGAAGTATTATTCTTAATTTTTTATCTCCATTAAGTCTTGTTCCACGTCCAATAGATTGAATAATATCTTTATAAGATAATTTATAATCTGTGAAATAAATAATATCAATATTTTTATTATCATATCCAATTGAATATTTAGCAACTACATATCCTAATGCTTTTTGATTATTATTAACTTCATTTTCAAAATTACTAATTTCATTATAATAATCAATATTTCCAATATCTTTTTTAATTTTCTTAATAACTTTTAAATCTTCTTTATTATTATTATTATCATTATCATTATCATTATCTTTATTATCATTATTATTTAAAATTTCTTTTTTAATAAATTCTTCATTAATTAGAAGATATGGTTTAATATCAATTTTGCCATCATTGAAATCTTTTAAATGGTGTAAATAGGATAAATAAGCACTATTGCAAGTATTATGAAAACTAAACCCTAATTTTCTTTCTTGATTATGTTTATTGAAAGTATTGAAAATAAGTGAATTATATTCAATTCTTTCCATTTCAATTTCTTTATCAAAAATCTCAACTTCAATATCACATAAATATTTATTTTTAAGTTCTTTAAATTTGATAGGTTCATATAATTTACCATAATATTTTTCATTATTAATAATTAAATCTTTATTAGGACTTGCAGTTGTAAATAAACGATATTTAATATAATTATTATCATTAATAAAGAATTGTTTTATTTTTGCATTTTCATTATTATTTTCATCTTTATCTTTAGTATCATCAATAGAAATAGAAACCCAATTATCTAAAGCCCAATGAGATTCATCGAACCATATAAATATATCTTTAATATTATTTTTGATAATAAGATTATAAACATTTTTATAGGATTGATAACAATAAGAATAAATATTATATTGAAAATCATTTTCATTTAGAATATCTAAATATTTATTGCTAATATTTTGATTTTTAATTGTTATTCTTGGTGAAAAGATTATTATATTTAAGGGTTTAATATTAGAAATGACATTGATTGCAATTTTAGATTTTCCAGCTCCAGTTGCTAAATGTAAATATGATTTATTATTTATTTTTAATTGTTCAGTAATATAAGCAATTGCTTGTATTTGATAATCTCTTAAAATTTCTTTATTAAGATTAATAATACCAATATAAAATTTAAGAAATTTATTAATAATATTAGTTTTATCTCTATTAATTCTTTTTAATTCATCTTCAGTTTTAGATATAAAATCTATTTTATTTTCAATAAGAAATGTTTCAATAAGATTTATAATACATCTATCATAAAATTCAGTACCACCATCAAAATAAATATTAAGATGTTTAAAATCTTTTTTGAAAAGATTATCAATTAATTTTAATTTTAGTGGATTAATATTTAATTCATAAATTTTAATATAAAAACCTCTATATAATTCACCAGTTATATAACTATTACTCCTATCTTTTATAGAAGTAGTTATACCAACTTTAAAAATATTTTCAGAACTATACCAAATATTATCCCTAATATAAATATAACTTTGATTTAAAGACATTAATAAAAAATCTTTATATCAATATATAATCAATTTTTATTAATAAGACATTAATTTATTAATGATTTCAATTCCATTTTCTTTAAGATTGCGAAAATGATGATAATTTATATAATTGAAAAAGAAATAATGAATAGCAAAAAATAATAATAGTAATACTACCCAATAATATATATCATCTCTTTTACAACATATTTTATCTACAATAAATATTATAAATAATAATGATAATGATAATATATAACATCTACGCCAAACACCTGCTTTTTCGTGATACGAAACAATACTTATCAATCGTTTTATTAATATTTCTTTTGTATCTCCATGTTCCATTTTAGTATTCATCACATATACACTATTATTATCATTGCATTGTCTAGCAATTGAAAATCGATAACATCCCAATTCTTCACGTTCTTTAAGAATTGCATAAATAAATATAGAAATAAATATAATTATTATTATAATCATTAAAATAATTGAAATCATTAATATATATCTATAATAATAATATTATTTTTGTATAAAATTATAATAATTATATTAAAAAATGATTTTAAGATTTTATATTATTTATTCAAATGATGATGTTCATAGGTATTGCTATTATTGCTATTATTGCTATCATTGCTATCATTGTGATTGTTTATATTCGTGCTACAAGAAAAGACAAATTGGAAACTGTGACTGATATCTTTGTTTCATCTGATGATATTACGGTTATCAATTCTAAATTGGATGACTACATTAAGAGCAATTGTTATGCGAAGGGCAAACATTTTCTTATGTTTTCTATCATTCGTTCTTTGATTAACAAGAAAAGAATAGCACAAATGAGATCAATGAGGAGAAATTTTATTAACAATGATATTTCACTTACAATGGATATCATTGCTGATGAAGTTGCGAAAATTGAAGATGATATGACCACTTATCGTAGTGATTTAAATTCTAAATTGTTCAAGATCCTGCAATTAGACAACGGCATTGAATGTATTGTTTGATTGAAACATCATATAATGTTCAAAAATCTTCAATTGAAGGTTTTTGTTCTTTTTTTATTTAAAAAACATTATATAAATATTTAATAATAATAATGAATAGTTTTATTAAATATTTTTTTGGCGTAATGAAAGAACAAACAATAAATAATAATAATAATGATAATAATAATGATAATGATAATAATGATAATGATAATGATAATGATAATAATGATAATAATGATAACGATAATGATAATAATGATAATGATAATGATTTAGATTATAGAAAGATTAGGAATTATTTAAGAAAACATTCATCAACAATTGCGGAAGATGATAATATGCGTATGAAACTTCAAAGATTATAAAGACTAAAATCGGCATTTTAAATGTGCAAAGGTGTAAAACCAGAAGATGAAAGTTATAATATTGATAAATCTTATGAAAATATTAGAAATTATATTAGAGATAATAATATTAAATTTAATGAAGTAAATAGAATTATTAAACTATCAACAAAAATATCTAATCGAATTATGATTGAAAAAAATTGATTATTATTTATTATAAAAGTTTTATATTTAAGAAACAATCAAATGACACAAGACGATATTTTATATAAATCTATTTATAATTTCATTTATAAATTCTCTGATTATGATACAATCAAAAATAATGAAGAACGATTAATTGCTATTATCTATAAGAATTCAACATATTTAAAAACTACTATTAAAAGTTATATTAGTAGTAATTATAATGATAATTATATAAATATTAATAATATATTCAGAGATAGACAACTAAAGAAACTTATTAAAGGTCAGACTGTTTATGATGAAATGTTAAAATTAATTGAAAAGAAAAATAAAGAAATAGAAGATTTAAAAAGAAAATTAGAACTTAAAGAATAAATTTATTTTTGTATTAATCAAATTGAAAAAATGATAAAAATGATTATATATTTATAATAATATTATTATGTCTACTACACTCATGGCATCACCCACTTTTTCATTCGATGAAAGTAAGTTTATTTACAAGTTTGCGCGCGATTATCATACAGAAATTGATTTCGATTTAGATTCATCATTTCATGAATATTTTCAAAATTTCATTGAGTCTAATTCATATGATTATAATATGTATGTGTTTCATCGTCTTCGCATAAAATTCAAAATTCATCCAGACCAAGTAGACATCACAATTCGCGAGTATCTCTATGAGAAATTATATGAGATAATCGCAAAAAGGATGGAAGCTTAAATGGAGATATTTGAGTATAAATGGCAAGAATTTATTTTTGTCATTAAATTAATCTAAATAAATTAAAAACTGATTTATTTTTGTCTTTATAATAAATTATATCCAGAAACAATGGAAATTCTTTATTTCGATAAGACCGATTTCAAGAATACTATTATTAATGATAGTATTAGAAATGAAACAATTGATTTTAGGGATTTTATTCGTGCTTTCACGGCTAAAAATTCAGAAAATAATAATATCAAAATAGTTATCAAATATGCAGGAACTCTTGAAAATGCAATTGATATCTATCAAAGATATTATCGTTTCATTATAGAGATTGATGAAGAAGATGTGATCAATTATTCTGACATGGCATATGTAATACTTTATGAATATTTCTTTAATGATATCTTATCAAAGATATTGGAACATTCATTGACATGTTCAGAATAATTAAGATTTGATATTTATAAAACAAAAACTATTTTTTGTTTTTTTAATTATAATAATGATAAAAATAATCATAGATATATTTTAATTTTATTAGAAATAAAACCACGGCAAATATAGCAATTAGCGGTTTTATCAATACAATCAGAGCAATAGACATGACCACAAGGATCGCAACAATGAGATATGGTATTATCTAGACAAATTGAACATTTATTCGTTTCATCATTTTTATTTTTAAGATCATTAATATCTTTATTTTTATCTAATAATAATAATTGTTGTGTATGAATAATATTATTTTTTTCATATAATATTAATTCTTTTTCATCAATAATTTTATTTTTATCTACTAATAATAACAGTTGTCTATGAATAATTTTATTTTTAGCTTCTAATTGTATTTTGTGTTCATCTATAATTTTATTAATATCTTTATTTTCATTTATTAATAATAATTTTTGTTCATGAATAATTCCATTTTTAGATTGTAATTGTAGTTTAAGGGCATTAATAATTTTTTGTGTAACTTCTAATTTTATTTTAAAATCATTAATATCTTCATTTTTAGCATCTAATTTTATTTTAAAATCATTAATATCTTCATTTTTAGCTTTTAATTGTATTTTGAGATCATTAATAATATTTTTATATTTTTCTTTTAATTGTATTTTGAGATCATTAATAATATTTTTATATTTTTCTTTTAATTGTATTTT